AGTTAGAACATGAAGCAAGTGAGAAAGCAGGATTAAAACATATTGATTTTATTAATGATTTCTCTAATTTTAAACAAAAAATCTATGACCATTTAGGTGTAGAAGAATGTGCTGACTGTGGCAAACTTCACGAAAAAAAAAACTAAAAACTGAAGATGTTAATCTAGCAGGACCACAGGCAAGAGCAGATATTAAGAAAAAGAAACGATTTGAATTTGTAGAGTCTCTTGATGATTCCTGGAAAGAAGTAGAACACTATCTAATGGAAGATTCTACTAATAGTGGACAGAAATCAGACACAGTAGGAAATCCAGAGTTTAAATCATTCACTCATTCATCATCATTTGTTGGTAATGTACTATGGGATAGAGAGAGCAGAGAGATGGAAATAATACTAAACGATAAGACTTATCACTTTTGCAGAGTATCAGAGAGACTATTTGACTCATTCGAGGGAGCAAGTAGTAAGGGTGCCTTCTTCAACAGGGAGATAAAGACACTCCATGATTGTTAATTCCATTAAAGGATTCATTAATGGATTAAAGAAATCATTTAGTGGTAAGGATTATTTAAGAGAGATAAACCAATGTGATAAATGTGGCAAACCAAGCTTTTTCGGTTCATGTCTAAAATGTGAGACAGATGAAGCATATCGTGGTTGGAATAAAACAAATAAACTTTAAATTATGATAGTTACTTCTTATCTAATCACTATTTAAAGATTATTCATGCCTTGCGATTGTGAAAACAACAAAAAAGAACAGGACGAATGTCCTGAAGGACAAACATTTGACGTTTCAAAAGGCGAATGCGTAGCAAAAGAATCTGCATTTGGAGACCCAAAAACTACAGACGCACAAGCTGACGTAGCTTCATCAGGAGCTGACGTTGGTGGAAGCCAAGAAGTTGAGGGAACACAATGCCCAGAAGGTCACAGTTTAAACGCTGACTCTGGTGTATGTGAACCAAATGGCTCTGATAAGACAGGAGATATTGGACAAACTAATACTTCTATCGCAACAGAGAATAGTAAGAGACTTAACGCAATCGAGCAATCCATAAAGGCTCTAGCAGAAAAGAAACCATCTGCACAAGTAGGCTTAGAAGACGGTCATAAGACCTGGTCTCAAGTCGCTGAACAGATGGCTCCATCTTTGAGAAAATTTGGTAAGTTTGAGTTCGATATTTCCTTAGAATCCCTAAGAAGTATCAACACCAAACAAACTAGAGATAGAGCAGGAGCAGTAACTGAATCATTCAGAGACTCTCCTCTACAACTCAAAGAAGCCGTATCTATTAGTGGTACACATGCAACACAGGACTTAGACACTGATGTTGCTATTGTTCCT